GGACGCACACCGTGCCATCATGCGCGACAAAACAGACCGTCGTATCAATGTCGGCAACGGACGCCGCCGACAGACAGCCTTTATTGACCGTTGTCGTGCGCGCAAACACGCTTGCGCCGCTCGTTTCGTTCCAAGCCTCGATAGTCCGAGACCCAAACGCTAGCCAGTCCGAGCCGCGCGAATAACCGCGCATCAGTCGATCTGGGCTTGTGCCCGCTGTCAGGATGTCAAGCGCATCCACAGCCACCGCGTCAGGTCCGGCAAACGTGATTAGACCGTCGTCATGCGTCCATAAAAAATAGCCGCCGTGCGAGGATACGGAGTTTGCCGGGGCAAGGTCGGCATCGGTAAACGCGGTCAGCGATCCCGACACCAGAAGACTCGTCGATCCGTCACATGTGATCATGGTCTGGACAGGGTTCGCCCGGTTTCGTGCCATCGTCACCAGACCATCGGAGACGACACCGCCCAACTCAGCCACGCCGCCGCCCGCATCGACACGCGACAGCACGCGACCGGCTACGGCCACCATCTCATCATCACTAATCGCGAGCATGGCGCGAACGCCACCCGATCCGGTCAGCGTGGCGAAGCTAGCGAGCCCGCCAATCGCATAGAGCGCGATCTTGGCCTTGCCCTCATCTCCGATTTGCTCGGGATACATGTTCATGACCCGCGCGGCACCGTCCTGGCCGTAGCGTCCAGCGGCAGAGCGATAAGCGAGGGGGATAGGGACGGGTGCCATCAGTAATAAATCGCTTGCGTTGGTTGCCCGCTCGCAGGCTTCGCCAAATGCCGTCGCAAGTCCCGCCAGCCTTTTGCTGAAGCAGGCATCTGCTTCCCGTCGTCGTCGGTGACGTTTGGCTCTGTCACTTGGAACGTCGGCGAACAGCGCCCAGCCAAGATCATGGACGCGGCAGAGAACACCACGGCGGGGATTTCCGCCGTGGTGCGTGTTGTGGAAGGCCAATAGGCAAGGCCCTTGTCCACCAGCTCCTCGCGAAGGTCGTCGTATCGCGCCTCCACATAGGCGCTATCCTCAGCCGACGGCGAAGCCGCCGCGTCGAGAACGCCCAAGAACTGCAAGGTGGCGGTGGCCAGATCGGCCTTCGAGCGGGCCATCAGAGGGCGTAGTAGAACAGATAGACGCCCGCCGTGCCGGCCGTGAATGCGTTTGCGGCAACGTTCGCCTCAAGCTGCACTTTGGTTTTCTCGGAGAAGAACAGCGGGTCAGGATAGAATTGAATCCGCTGATTGCCGGCGTGAGATTCAGCTAGGCCGTCACCCGTCAGAACGCCCGCATTGACGAACCCCGTGGCCGAGGCCGTCGCCGCGCTGTTGGTGTACGTGACATCGGTCTCGCTGTCGGTGTAAGTGGCGCTGCCGCCACCGTTCGCCGCCCAGCCCAAATCAATGTCCATCGCCTCGGTGCCGGTGTCGATGTCGTCGAACGAAAACACACTGCCGCAGACCATCACGTTCGCCGGGAGATAGCCGAGTACGAAGATATCCCCGTCCTCGACGTTCGCGGCAATCTCGTATTTGCGATGCCAGATCTTGAGGTTTTTCGATAGGCCGTGAGCAGCGCCCACGGTCAACGGAGAGTTTGAGAGAGTTTCAGCAGCCATCGTTAATTCCTCCTATCAAGCGTCCGCGACAGCCGCAAACCAGCCCGTCACCATGCCGTTGTCCTTGTAGTCCGACGTGTCCGCGTCGCCGGAGCCAAAGCGGAGCTTTTCCACTTTGTACCACTGCTTCACGGCCAATCCGACTGCACGCTTGTAATCGAACTCCTCTTCAACCGTCTGAGGACGCATCGACCACGCCATGCCGAGAGCCTGGGCACCACAGAAGAATGCCGGAGCCACCGTTACCGTGCTGGCCGCCGTGGGAATGTCCTCGATCGTGTAGATCGCGACGTTCTCCCACATGTAGTCCGCGCCAGTGAACAGCGGGTTCGTCTCGCCACGGTTGCGAGCTTCCCTGTTTGCCGCAACGAACGTCGAGTTCAGCGACAGATCGCGGACGTGCAGCGGATGCGCAAACAGAACGTAGGCATCCGTCGTGCCGATCGAGGAGCGAGCCTTGAACGGGCGGATCTTCGGATTGGCAGTAATCGCCATCCGCTTCATCAGCGAGATCGCGTCCGGCGTCAGCTTGTCATCGGTGTTGTCGATGGTCGCAAGCGCCGTCGCATGCACGCCAGAGACGGCATTCGACTTCAGCTTGCCAAACAGAGCACGGTCGGCGTTGTCGACTAGCCACGCATTGCGCGCGGTCGCATCAGCCGACGTGTAGAGCGTGCCGTTGATGCTCATCATTGCGTCGATGATGTTGTCGCGGTCCAGCTCCATGTTCCAGTCCATCAGCACATCGCGATTGGCGTTGCGCAGATCGATGGCGGTTTTCTGGGCCTCGAACTTTTTGAACTTCACGGCGTGCGCATATTCACGAACACGCACCAGGAACGAACGCAGGCTGGCCGCTTCTTCAGCGCCTTCCAGCGCTTCGGAGGAGCCCTTGGCCGCGCCGGTGAGCTTGTTCACGAGCGTGAACGTCACCGCGTCGCCGGGCTTTTTGGTCAGATCTTCCTTGACCTGAATGATCTTGGAACTGCCCGTGCCCATGAACTGCTTAAACCAATTCTGGCTCAAGTATTCCGTGAAGTATTTCTCGTCCCACTGCTGTACCGTCAGGCCAGAGGGAACCGTGGTCTCAGCCATTTAAGGCCTCCTAATCGCCAAGAATGTCGGAAAGCTCAGCACGACCGGAAAACTTTCCGCGATCGTCTCGCGGCTGGTTGTTTACGGTGCGTCCTAAGCTGGTGGGGAGTTGTGTGCGAGTTACCGCGCGAGGCTGTTGCGGCTGCGGCTGGCCTTGCCCTTGCGACGCTTGAAATTCGGCGATAATCCGTTGCCGGTAGGCTTCGGGATCGTCGCCGATCTCTTGCATCGCGTGGATCTTTTTGGCCTGCTGATACGCGAACTTTGCCGGGTTAGGGTGCTGATAGAGCTGCTGCCACAGATGCGGTTGTTTATCAGCCGCTTCGGTGAATACCGCTTCCAAAGCATCATAGTCAGGGTAATGCTCACGAGCCCAATCTTGCGACATTGCAACCTTGGTCTGTGTGATTTGATACTGTACTTGCTGCTGCATTACCTGTGCAGCCCGGTCCAGTTCAGCATACCAATCCGGGGGCGGGGTCTGCTCCCGACTCTGTGCAAGCTGTTGCTCGTACTGCTTCAGCCGTGCTTCTGCCTCTTGCCTCTTGCGTCGCTCGTCCTGGACGGCAGCTACAGGTGCATACCCAGAAGGTGGAGCCTGCTCCGTTGCAACAGCCGGCGGCACTGCTGCGGGTGTAACGCCCGTATCCCATGACTGCACCGGCTCTGCAGTGGCCGGCGCGTCGGAGGGTTCATTTTCGGTCAGGATCGTTTCGAGGTCGCTCATTGTACTGCTATCCCTTCAACGCCCGTTAAGCCCGGCGGCGGCTGGTTTGGATCGCCCATTGACCCTGGCGGCGGGGACTCAGGTACAGACGCGGGTACAGACGCAGGTACAGATTGATTTGCGCCACCCTGCTCGACGGCGGGATCAATCACCACCGGATCAGGCTGCAGCGCCATGTTTGCTTCGACGCGGATCTTGACCGCCTCGGATTTGATTTTGTCGACTTCGGCTTCCAGCTTGGCGACCTCGGCCACAGCGCCGCGCATCTTGAGTTCGGCAGCAGCCGGATCTTCCTTTTGCCCGCCACCCTGGATTTCCTCCAGAAGCTCGCGCTTGTTTCTAAGGCCCGAGGCCTTGATATAGACGGTCGGCGGGAACACCACAGCCGGCGCGAGCTTCACCAACGCGTCGAACTGCTCCATCTGGATATTCGCAGTGTCGGGAACTTCCTCGACGGTGATATCCATCATCATCTGCGCCGGGTTGTTCTCTGTTCTGACCACTTGCTCAAGCTGCTGCGCCGCGAACTGGTCTTGCTCCAGCTCCATTATCCGCTGAGCGAACTCCTCGGGCGGGATGCCGGACGCCTCGGCCCGCTTCATCAGCTCATCGCGCATCGTCACGGGACGATTGAAGCCGACAAACTTGATGTTCTCCTCATTGTCGGTGACCCTGATCCACCACTGCTCGTCTTTGAACTGGCGGATCAGATCCCACATGCGCTGATAGCAGCGCTTTTTCAGATGGCGGTGACGGCCGACGAGCACGCTGATTTCGGTCTGGCCGCCTGACTGGTTGGCCAGGATCGCCCGCCCGGACGCAGCGTCTGCGCCCTTGCCTTGCAGCGAAGCGTTCGGCCCCATCAACTCGATTTCGTTTTTGGCCTCTTGCAGCATCGTCAATTCGGCTGAGAGCTGATCGCCCTGCGCCAACAGTTCAAACTCAAACCCTGGATTGACTTCAACCCATCCATCCGGCTTGCTCAGTTCTTTTTTGGCCGCGTCTACATCATCCACAGCACCGCGCTCGGCTTTGACTTGGCGCTGGCTCAGCCGATGCAACGCCTTGCTACGCCGCTTGTTAATCTCGTCTTGCACCGAGACCATTGATCTGACGATGCCGTATCTGTTGTTTTTGCGGTCGACGAATGCCGATTGCAGCAACATCGGGCACCAGCTCTCGCCGTCCTGATCCTTGAACGGCACAGGCATGCTTTCGAGCTTGCCTCCTTTTGTGAACTTGCAGAGCATCCAATCGCGGCCCTCGCGGTGGTACATCTGGACAATGCGAACCCTCTTGCGGCCTTTGCCGCTGGTCCACTTCTGCCACTCGGGGCGGTCGTCATAGGTGGTCGAATTTTGACCATCCAAAACGGTCTTTTCAATTGCTTCGGCCTGCTCCTCGCCGGGCCACATCTGCTTTGCGTCCTCGGCGTCCATCCACACGACGCCGCCGAGGTAACGGGCATCGCTGAAATCGTGCTTGCGCGAATGCGGATCGTAGAACAGGCGGTCCCAATCCCATTCGACCGCTGTGATCTCGCGCCGGGGCTGCCCCGTGCTTGCGTCGGTCTTTTCCTCGACCAACAGCTCAAGCCCGCCAAACCCCTCGACAAGCATCTGTTCCCAGACGTTGGAGAACTTTGGCTTTAGCTCGGCGCTGTCCTCGACATAGCGG